TTGGACGGACAAGGGCGCACGCCTGTTGCCAATGAAAAGCTTTTTTGATTACAAGCAAACTCTTAACAACTTTGAGAATCAATTTACGCAAGCTGTTAATGACTTCTGCATAGAGTATCCGCAACTGGTATCAAAATCTGCGTTCACGCTTGGCGGTCTGTTTGATCGTGACGAGTACCCTGATGTTGAGAAGGTGCGCGTCAAGTTCGGCTTTAAGTATTCGTTTAGCCCTGTGCCTGAAGCGGGTGACTTCCGAGTTGATGTGGAAGAAGAAGCACTCAACGAACTCAAGGAGCAGTACGAGTCTCTGTACAAAAAGAAGTTAGATGATGCGATGCAAGACACATGGCAACGACTGCATGATGTACTGACACACATGAGCCAGAAGCTCGACTTCTCCGATGATGCAGTAGACGAGAAGGGCAACAAGCTCAAGCGTTCACCGTTCCATACATCAACCATTACTAATGCAGTCGAGTTGTGTGGGTTACTTACCAAGCTCAACATCACCAACGATCCCAAGTTGGAAGAAGCACGACAGAAGTTAGAGCGAGCATTGGTGAACATTGATGCCGATACTGTTAAGGAAAGCCAAGAGATTCGCCACAGCGTCAAGGCGAAAGTAGATGCCATACTGGATATGTTCTAAGGAGAGGACGATGATTCAATTAAATGAAGGTTTGAAGTATGACGATGTGCTACCTGAACTGCGTCACTTACTTGCGGTTATTCAGCTTAAACATGCTTCCATATCAGAGGATACTTTGTTGGTTAAGTATGTACCGCATTACACACGCACAGACATTGGGCGACTAATGTTCTTTGATAGCAGGTTTGTAAGTGACGAGGACAAGCCTGTGTTTGAAGTTCGCTACGCCCCATCGTACACACGAGGTAAGGACTTTGAGTATGTAGTAGATTCAAAACGAATTAAGAACGAGAAGTTTTCGGTTCACAACTCTGACTATCACACCCGCTCAACCATAGACCCTAAGAAGGCTGTGCGTATAGCTATGGATGTAGCGGGATCATATAGTTGGTACGAGCTTGGTTTGCGTACAAAGCGGGAGGCGATACGACAGCACGAGATGTGGATGAGTGAAGGCTCAGGCGTAACTATGTCATTGAACATAGGACACAGAGAGCTATACGAAGAACTTAACAATCTACTCAAACAAGGGGTTTCTTTTACTACCCTTGCGTTTAAGAAAGCTGTTGAGTCTTTGGATTCTTATCGTGAGTGGCGGGAGAAACAACAGAAGAGTCCGCTTTTGAACTGTATGGTTGAGGATGCGGGTAAGTACTACTTGGTTAAAGACCCAAAGGTTGACCCTGTAGTGTACGAGGACTTTGACTTACTACCCGAGGAATACCGCAGTAAGGTGTCGTTGCTACGCATAATGGGTGACAAGCACTTCATTCCCGAGGTTGGGTACAAGGCTGATGTAAGAACCTATTGGCTGTACGAAGATACCGTTTGACATCATTAGTAATAGAACTTATACTCATACCAATCCGAATAATAATACTAGGAGAAAGAGTGAATGAGATAAATAAAATACGAGTGGCAATAAATCAAACGAGTATGGGTATCAGTGTGCAGTGTACGGGCGGTATGAAGTTCTCTGAGCCTAAGCAAATATGGTTTAAGTACATACCGCAGATACTTGCACCGAAGATATCAGTACTTAAAGTATCGGGTACAAGCGTTGATATCAAAGGCGTAGGACGCCAAGTAATAACTAATGTTTTTTACATAGAAGTAACTCCGTCCGAATGGACACAACTTATAAAGGAATCAGATCATGGGAACACCACGCGGAGCGTTAATGAAAGCAGTCATCAACACAGTAATTGCTAACCCCTACAATAAACCTAGTGATATCAGTGAACTGTTAGGTAAAGATGCTCGGGGGATATCCAATGTACTGAGCAAGTTGTACAGATCCGGTGTATTGGGGCGCAAGAAATGCAGGTACTACTTTAAGAACACCCCACGCAAGCAGACTACGCCAACCAAACAGTTAGAGATGGATTTTGATGCTTCACAACCCGTACCTACTCCACCGCAGCCCGTATACACACCACCTACTAAAGACTCGGAGTTTGTTAGTCTTAACAAACAAATTCACGGGTTAAAGGTACAGGTGCTAGACCAACTTGCAATCATTAAATACCTAGAAGATAAATTGGAAAACCATGAATGACGAAGACTTGCGGGACTTGTTTGCGGGGTTGGCGTTGCAGGGGTTGCTTGCAGATGAAGGTGGCAGTTTATTAACCAACAACGGCGAAAAGTATGTAGCTGAATATTGCTATATTTTAGCAGACGCAATGATCGAAGCCAAGTACGCAGAACCCGAACCTATACCCGAAGAAGGTATCACCGCAATTAAACCGAAGCGTAAACCAAGGAGTACTACATGAAGAAGTTACTTATCGCATCATGTCTGACATTATTTATCAGCCCATCATTCGCAGCTACTAAGTGCGTGCGCAACTCTGACGGAAGTGTTTGCTGTTGGGACACGACTGTAGAAGGGCCGTTCAAACCTTTGTCCTGCATGTGAGGCAGTCATGGCACAAACTCCGGAAGCTAAAGTTAAAGCTCAAGTTATTAAGCAGTTAAAGGAATTGGGGGCGTATTACTTCTCTCCAGTTACGGGTGGATACGGACGCTCTGGAGTGCCTGACCTTGTGGCTTGCTTAAACGGTAGGTTCGTAGGCATCGAGTGCAAGGCGGGTAAGGGCGTGACCACTGCGCTACAAGATAAGAACTTAGCAGCAATTAAAGAAAGTGGGGGCGTAGCTCTAGTCATTAACGAAGACAATGTAGCTAGCCTTACTGCAATCATAAAGATTATGGAAATTAAACATGGAAAATAAATCGGTACTGGACGAAGCCAAAGAGATTATCTATGGCGACAGGGAAAAGACTTACGGACACCCGTCGAAGAACTTATGGGCAATTGCTGTTATGTGGCAAGCGTATCTATCGTCTAGGGCAGAAGTAGTCAGTGAGCTAGGACTAACCCCACAGGATGTATCAGTGATGATGGTGCTTGTGAAATGTGCCCGCCTTGCTAATGACCCAACCCATAGGGATTCAATAGTAGACATCTGTGGGTACGCCGCATTGATTGAACGATGTGATGAGCAAGACAGTTGAACCCAAGCGGGTGCGTCAAGCGGCGGTGGTTCGCTACCTGCGAGGACGCCCTGCATGTACTATCAAAGAAGTTGCTAGAACTATGAAGGTCGGTTACTACACAGCGCAAAGACTGTTGAAAGAACTATATAACGATGGGTTAGTGGAGTTGAGTGATGTAGACACCAAACCCTATAAATATTATGTATCACTGAGGAATAAGCTATGAGTAACATCACACAGTTGGCTAACACTATCGACACAATTAAACACAAGTTTAGTCTTGACGACATCGACATTCAGATTCTTGGTGTCATGAGCGCTAAGTGGGACGAGGGTCGAGAAGTGCGGGTGACTGACCTGACCTTGAAGTTTGGTAAGACCGTTGCATCCCCTGCAAGTATTCACTATCGGCTTACAAAGGACTTAGTAGACCTGAAACTAATTAAGTTGCAGTTGAGTGAAGAGGACGCACGAGTTAAGTTTGTAGTCAAAGGCACTAAATTCGATGCACTTGAGGAGTACCTAGGAGGGATACTGTGAAGGCAACGCTAGAAGAACAACTACGCACTTTATTTGGTAATAGACTAAGAGAGGCAGAAGAGTATGAACAACGGAATGAAGTTGATACTAGCAAGGATGGAAACAAACCCCGAGGAGTTTGTGGACAGGCACAAGTGGAGGCACCTAGTAGAAAGTGATTGGCCTATGTTCACCGAAGAGGAGCAGAAGGCATACAGCGCTAAGCTGCGAGAGATTCTCATAGACCGATTTTCCGAAGAAGTTTTAAAGACACTGATGGATCATGATGAGGACAACCCCCCTATGAAATACAAAGCGTCTGATAGATACGCATTATCCTCAACTGAAGCCGCTCTTGCCAATAAGTTGAATATAACCTTTGGGGATTACGCAAAAATTAAAACAGATATGGAAAAGATAAAGTGAACATTATCACTGTAGATTTTGAAACGTACTTCAGTGTTGACTTCTCGCTTACTAAGATGACGACTGAAGAGTATGTGCGGGACGATAACTTTGAGGTAGTGGGCGTAGCCGTTAAGGTCAACGATGAGAAGACCCGTTGGTTTACTGGGGACTTTGAGCAAACTAAGTCTTGGCTCGAGCAGTTCGATTGGGCTAACTCGTTTGTACTGGCACACAACATGCAATTCGATGGGGCTATCTTGTCGTGGTTGTTTAAGGTGAAGGCTAAGGTGTGGCTCGATACGCTGTGCATGGCTCGCGCTATTCATGGTGTGGAGGCAGGTGGCTCACTAGCTAAACTGACTGAGCGTTACAACATCGGTGTAAAGGGTGACGATACAAAGTGGTCTAAGGGTCTACGCCGCTCTAACTTCACGCTCGAACAGATGGAACAGTATGCAAAGTACTGCAAGAACGATGTCGATCTAACCTACCAACTGTTTACTATATTCATGCAGGACTTCCCCAAGCAAGAGCTAAAGGTTATCGACAAAACCCTACGCATGTTTATCGAACCGACTCTGGAGCTAGACCTGCCCCTGCTTGAGCAGCATTTAGAAGGTGTTAAGAACAAGAAGGAGGCACTACTCGAAGCTGCGGCAGCAGACAAAGACACACTCATGTCGAACGATAAGTTTGCTGCGCTACTTAAGATGTTAAAGGTAGACCCACCTACTAAGATCAGTGTACGCACAGGCAAGACCGCATGGGCATTTGCCAAGACGGACGAGGAGTTCAAAGAACTGGCATCACATCCCGACCTTCGCGTTCAGGCTTTGATTGCGGCTCGCCTTGGTAACAAAACAACTTTGGAAGAAACACGCACGCAACGGTTCATCGACATAGCCAAGCGTGGCAAGCTACCGGTACCCATTAAATACTACGCAGCTCATACAGGGCGTTGGGGTGGGGACGACAAGATCAATCTACAGAACTTACCTAGTCGGGGGGCTAACGCTAACAAGCTCAAGTTATCTATCAAAGCGCCAGACGGGTGGGTGCTGGTGGATGCTGACTCTTCACAGATCGAGGCTCGCACAGTTGCATGGCTAGCGGGGCAAGACGACTTGGTTGATGCGTTTACAAGGGGGGAAGATGTATACAAGATTATGGCATCAGCGATATATGGCAAAGCAGTTTCAGAGATTACTAAGGATGAACGGTTTGTTGGTAAGACGACTATCCTCGGGGCGGGTTATGGTATGGGCGCCAAGAAGTTCCAAGCACAGCTCAAGGGTTTTGGCGTGGATGTTGACGAGGTTGAGTGCCAGAGGATCATTACGATCTACCGATCAACCTACCCTAAAATTCCGTCGTTGTGGAAAGAAGCGCATCGGTGTCTTGAAGCCATCATTGCGGGCAATCATGCGACCTTGGGTCGGGAAGGGGTACTAGAGTTTAGCGCTGAGAACAAGGGGTTTAAGTTACCAAGTGGTTTGTGGCAACGCTACGAGGGACTCAAGGAAGTAACCGACCCCCAAGGCAACAGGCAGTACGAATACCAGACCCGCAAAGGTGCTGTTAAGTTGTATGGCGGCAAGATTGTGGAGAACATTTGCCAAGCCCTAGCCCGGTGCGTAATCGCTGAACAGATGTTAAAAATCGGCAATAAGTACCGTGCTGTGTTGACAGTACATGACGCAGTAGCGGCACTTGTACCAGAGGCTGATGTTAAAGAAGGTCAGGAGTACATCGAGCAGTGCATGAGATGGCGTCCCACATGGGCGCAGACCCTACCATTAAATTGTGAATCAGGAGCAGGTAAGTCGTATGGAGAATGCTAAAACAGTTGAGTATGTGTCGTATCAACTTGAACTTAAAAAGGAGATGAAGCTAGCACAAGAAGCCTTAGCCCACAATGACTATAAACAAGCAATGGAGCATTGCATCAACATGCAGGTAGAGGTAAAGATGTTATCTAACGCAGTAAGTACTTGGATAAAGGAGCAGAAATGAACGACAGAAACTTTGCGGCAATATTACGCACGCTAGAGCTTGGCGATATGATGACACACGAAGAAATGAGTACAGTCGCAAGAATGTTAAGAGGCTATAAGGCTGATGCCGAGCGATACAGGTGGTTGAACAAGTACACAGCACAACTGTTTATGGTGACAGACAAGCAGATGGATGAGCAGGTTGACCGAGCAATGAACGGGGGACGGGAATGACTGAAGATCAGCTAGAGACATGGATGCACAACATGATCAGGGCTTGCAACAGATCAACGTGTGACTCTGACATTAACGCAATCAAACTAAGTCAGCACATTAAAACTATATACGAGCAAGGTCGTACTGACGAGCGTGAGGCTTGTGCGAAGTTGTGTGAAGACGAACACAAGATACGATTGGCAGAAACGATCAGAGCAAGGGGTAGGAAATGAGCAAACCATTAACAAAAGTTGATCTCGACAACGCTATTGAAGAAATAAACGAAACGGCGGCTAAAAAAATACTGGAGCTTGAGCGAGTAGACAAAGTTGTACAGGCGGCTGTACTGGCTGAGCGTGAGGCTTGTGCGAAGTTGTGTGAAGAGCAGGATGAGTACGGGTGTGGTCAGTATGCCAAAGCAATCAGAGCAAGGGGTGAGAAATGAACGATATTTTTTTAGTTGTCCAAGCGCTTAAAGAAGTAGTGAGCGAGCCGCATTGGTATGACGTTGACTGCGTTGACGAGGGTTACCGAGCCGCTCTTAGGCTAGAGCAGTTAAAGCCTGTGATGATCTTGTCAACAGGAACAAAACTCTACGCACTAGACGAGGAGACGAAATGAGCATCGAAGCAATGAAGCAAGCGTTGGCTAAGTTTGAACACCTGTGGGAGATTGGTATTGACGCTGAGTATAAGGTTGAGTTACTGCCTGAGATTCAAGCCCTACGCCAAGCCATCGAGCAAGCAGAGAAGCAAGAGCCTGTGGCATACAAGTACACAGACAAAACGAACCCTTTGGTGTTTTACTTTACTGAGCTAAAAGGAAAAGATGCAACACAAAACCTCGATGTAATCGAGACCGCTCTCTACACCGCACCACCACGCAAAGAGTGGGTGAGTTTGTCGGATGATCAGATGAACGAGTGCATCAAAACCGCCGATTACAACCAAGGGCAATATAAAAGAACACCGTACTGGGCGCATCTTGCAGCTGCCATCGAAGCTAAACTCAAGGAGAAGAACGGTGGGAGCTAAAACAAAACCTCCGTTATACAGACAGACCATACCGCCCGAAGATCAGGGTAAGGTTATCACGAGCAGGTACTACAGCGTTAAGCCTGAGACGCATCACTTGGGCATGGCACTTAGCCCGTACTACAAAGAGTGCAACCTACGCATCGACTGGGGTATGGATGGTGGCATATACAAAGTTGAATTTCAAAACGTGGAGAAGAACGGGGGACGGGAATGATTTTACTTATTGAACGGGTCAAAGATTATTTTTTAGAGGTTTTGTCTTGGTTCAAAAACCCAGAACTAATACGTCCTTTAAGTGAAGAGTATACGGAAGTACCTGAATCATCAGACAACACACCAAAAGCCGAAAAATTTCCTAAGACGTTGAGTGCCCTGCTTGATAACATCGAGGCGACATTTGGTACATACAAGTTAAAGTTAAGCCCAAACAGTTGGCTTAGTCGTGACGAGTGCATTGGGTTTCGCAAGTTAGGGGCGCATGTGCCGCAAAGAACCCTTATACCCGCTAGTACGATATTAGCAGTAGATAAAAAGCCGTCTATGTTTTTGGTGTCGTCAGGTGCAGGACACGATGAAAATGGTTCAATGAAATATCTGTTCGGTATTAAACACAAAAAGTTGCCGTGGCATGTGAAGAAAGTCGATGGAACGCCTTATGCGTTTGGCATGGCGCATAAATATGATAAAGAGTTGTTCTGGATTCATGGCTGGATCGTGATTACCCCAGACAACAAGGTAGTGCTGTGCGAGGAGCTACGTTACGACCCTATTCGTCTACCGAACGGGTATGGGTATATGCGTAAAAAGATGGATATTCCTGAACTGGCAGCAGGATTGGGGGAAGGAGAATTTGCCAAAGACCTAGTGGTAAAAATGTCGTTTACCGCTGCGTTTAACTGGTGGGTTGGTCGGGCTGAACGGTGGAGTGTGGCAGTCCTATCAAACGGTGAAAGGTTGACATTTAGTGTACCCAAGGAAGATACCAAGAAGTACTTTGCTAACCGTGACAAGAGTGTGAAGACCGCAACGGGTAAAGCTAAGAAAATTGTGCATTATGTGCAGGAACATGATCGAGCGATTAACGGTAAGTCAGTAAAGGTAAAGGAGCATATTCGTGGGTTGAGTGTGTTCGATTGGAATGGATACAAATGCGTTGTGACTGCGCCAGAATTTCAAAACGCTACCACTATTGTGTTTGATATAGCACCAACCTTAGAAGGAGTTGATGTGAAACAATTTTCGAAGGGGTATATAGGCATGAGTAAGGTAGGTCATTTGTTAGCACAGCGAGAAGACGCCGATGCATTAAAACGACACACAGCATAAGGGAGAAGAAAATGAATGAAGAAGAAACATGGCAGGAACTTGAACGCAAGCAACGCAAGGCAAATGAGCAACACACCACTACCGAGGCTCAGGTCAAGGCAATGGAATTTATCAACGATCACGCAAGCGAGCTAGGTATCATGACGCTACGCAAAGCGTTTGAAATTGGCTACCGCAGAGGTGTGTACGCAGAAACACGGAGAAGAGATGCCACAGATAAATCTTAGGGCGGGAAACCCCACCATCGTTCAGGAAGGGCTAAAGGAAATAGAGCCAACTACCGCCAACGCACTAGCCGATCATGTTGATTTACCTAAAGGCACCGTAAACGCGGTGATTGCAGAGATGCACAAGCTTCAAATGATTCATGTATGCGCTTGGGCGAGAGGTAAGGGCGGTGCGAGGTTGCGTGTTTACGCAATGGGCAAAGGTGTGGACGCCCCACAACCGATTAAGGCAAGCAAGATAAAACAAGACTTTGTACCCGCAGGAACCCCCGAAGCAGTATTAAAACCAAGGTGCGATGAAGCTGCCTCATGGCTTACACACCTTGTGGCGCAAAACTAAGAATTACGATAGGATGTGGGTGAAACCGTAAACAAAGGCACTTAATGAAACCCAACTATACGTGGTCGTATTCGTCTCTTGATCTCTTTAAGCAATGTCCACAAAAGTACTATCGCCTACGGGTAGTTAAAGATGTTAAAGATCCGCCTACTGAACACTTAACCTATGGGTTAGCAGTACATAAAGCCGCCGAGGATTACATTAGCCAAGGCACACCGATACCCGAGAAGTTTGTAAGCATTTTGCAAAAACCTCTTGACCGGCTAATAGCAATGGGAGGGGAGAAGCACTGCGAGCTACGGCTTGGGTTGACTCAGAACTTAGATGCTTGCAAGTTCTTTGACCAAGAAGTTTGGTGGCGTGGGGTGGCTGACCTAATCATCATAAACGATGACTATGCGTATGTGGTTGATTATAAAACCGGTAAATCGTCTAAGTACGCAGACACCCAACAACTTGAGATATTGTCGCTAGCCGTATTCAAGCACTTCCCACAGGTAAAGAAGATCAAAGCGGGGTTGCTGTTTGTAGTGGCTAATGATCTAATTAAGGCTAGCTACGAGCAGGATAAATCCGGAGTTTACTGGACTAAGTGGTTGGAAGATACTGGGCGTCTTGAAGCCGCTATCACTAACGGTGTATGGAACAAGAAGCCCAACTTTACTTGCCGTCAGTACTGCCCTGTGCATGACTGCGAACACAATGGAAAAGGTCACTGATATGCCGTACACAAAAAGCCCCCGTCCGTACAAGAAAGAATACGCTTTACAGAAAGCTCGTGGAGAGCATGACAATCGTATGGAACGACAGCGTGGACGCCGCAAGCTAGATAAAGAAATGCCTGATGGTAATGGCAACGGTAAAGCTGATGCCCGTGAAGGTAAAGACGTAGCCCACGTCAAAGCATTGGACAAGGGTGGTTCAAATAAACAAGGGTTGCGTATTCAGTCTGCCACAAAGAACCGTTCGTTCAAGCGTGACTCAAAGGGTAACCTCGTATCAGAAACTAGTAGTAAAGAACGTAAAAAGTAAGTATTATTAATTTGTAATTTTTGTTTTGTTGTACATGGTGACCGCGCGTTAGGTGTGAGTGGGGCGGTCAGGGTTTAGATATTTTCCCATAAGAAACCGCACCAGTCAGTGTCTAAGCCCTTTACCTTTCTTAGATGAATTGACCGATTAACCACCGTAAGTGGTTACTTAAAAGGCTAAATCGAAACATCGGTTTAGCCCGTATTGCGTTCTGGAGAAGAGATTGCAAATAATTGAAAATAAAGCGTTGCTACTAAAGCTACGCGACCCCGGTAGGGTTACAACCATCATACCTAAATCAAAAGTACTTGATTCGGGTGAAGTGCTAGTGAAGTGGGGGCTGGAAGAAGCTCAAGTATTAAAGAATTTGCGCATTAAAAACGTGCCGAGTCCGATACTTGGTAGCTATAGTTGGCCCGGCTATTACAAACCGTTTGCACATCAGAAAGAAACTTCGGCGTTCCTTACGTTACACAAGCGAGCGTTTTGTTTTAACGAGCAGGGGACGGGCAAGACTGGCAGCGTTATATGGGCAGCAGACTACCTACTGTCTATCGGGGCTATCAAGCGTGTGCTTGTGATCTGTCCACTGTCTATCATGCAGTCGGCGTGGCAGAATGACTTGTTCAGATTTGCTATGCACCGCACCGTTGCCATCGCACACAGTTACACCAGAGACAAACGCATACAAGCTGTTAACAGTGATGCCGAGTTTGTGATTGTGAACTATGACGGACTGAACATTATTCAGGACGCAGTAGCTAAGGGTGGGTTTGATTTAGTTGTTATTGATGAGGCTAACGCATACAAGACTGTCTCCACAACTCGTTGGAAAACTTTAAACGCTATCGTCAAGCCTGATACATGGCTGTGGATGTTGACAGGTACACCTGCATCACAATCACCTACGGACGCATACGGTCTGGCTAAGTTGGTTGCACCGAGCCGAGTGCCTAAGTTCTATGGATCGTTCCGTGACATGGTGATGCAGAAGGTCACGCAGTTTAAATGGATGCCCAAGCCTAGCGCAGAGAACATCGTGCATGATGTACTGCAGCCCGCGATAAGGTTCACGAAGGAAGAGTGTCTGGATTTACCTGACATGACCTACACCACACGCGAAGTACCATTGACTGCACAACAGCTTAAGTACTACGAGATCATCCGTAAAAACATGCTCGCTACTGCAGCGGGAGAAGACATCACTACCGTTAACGCAGCAGCTAACCTAAACAAACTGTTGCAACTCTCATGCGGTGCTGTGTATGCGGATAGTGGGGAGGTCGTTGCGTTTGATGCGTCTACTCGTATCAACGCTCTAAAAGAAGTTATAGAAGAAGCAAGCCACAAGGTACTTGTGTTTGTACCGTACCGGCATGCTATTGAATTAGTTACAAAGGAGCTACGTAAGGATGGTATTGAGACAGAAATTATTAACGGTTCAGTATCAGCGTCGAGAAGGACAGAGATATTCGCAGACTTCCAAACCTCCGACAAGCCTCGAGTTCTTGTTATTCAACCTCAAGCAGCGGCGCATGGTGTCACGCTCACAGCAGCAAACGTGGTGGTATGGTTCGCACCCATCACTTCCGTAGAGACTTATCTACAAGCTAATGCTCGTGTCCATCGTGCAGGGCAACATAACCCATGTACCGTTGTGCAACTGCAAGGCTCGCCAGTAGAGAAGAAGATGTACAAGATGTTGGAGTCTAAGGTGGACATCCACAATAAGATGATTGACCTTTATAAAAATGTTTTGGAGGAGGTTGACACTGTATAGTTATAGTACTAAAATCTAGATGTAGTTAAAAACATAAAGGAAGAAGAGAATGGAAAACATAACAGCAGATAAGCTGGTCAAGATTTATATCAAGATAAGAGACAAACGCGCAGAGCTTACTAAAGAAGCCGATGCGCTTGAAGAGCAACAGAACATTATCCAAGCCAAACTACTTGAGATTTGCAAGGATACCGGCGCTGAAAGTTTGCGCACTGAGTTCGGCACAGTCACTAAGCGGATATCAAAACGCTATTGGACTAGCGACTGGGATTCGTTCTACAAGTTTATGAAAGAGCATGACGCGATGCAGTTGTTGCAGCAGCGTGTGTCCAATGGGAATATGGAACAGTTCCTAGAGGAGAACCCCGACTTACATCCACCGGGGCTAAATGTGGATGCTTCATTTGCAGTAACCGTTCGTCGTAAATAGGAGAAGATGTAATGAGTAATGATCTTGCAATGCTTGATGTTGTCCTTCCCGCGCACTTGAAGGCTTTGGAGCTTGATGACACAACTAAAGCCCTTATGGGTGGCGGCGGTGGTGGAAGCAAGCGTATCTCTATCGAAGGTGGTGTATGGCGCTTATTAGTTAACGGTAAAGAGATTGCTCAAAAGGAAGAGCGTAACCTCAATGCAGTTATCATAGCGGCTTCACCAAAAGTATCGCGCACGTTCTATGCAGGTGTATACAAGAAGGGTCAGTCCACTGCCCCCGACTGTTGGTCTGCTAACGGCGACTATCCTGATAGCGCGGTTAAAGAGCCTCAAGCTAAGTCGTGTGCTACATGTCCACAAAACGTAAAAGGTTCTGGTTCAGGTGAGACTCGTGCTTGCCGTTTCTCGCAGCGTCTTGCTGTGGTTCTGGACAACGACATCGGTGGCGATGTATTTCAACTGACCCTACCATCAACATCAATCTTTGGTGAAGGTGAGACAGGTAAGTGGCCTCTGCAAATGTACGCCAAGATGATTGGTAGCAAGGGTGTGCCTATCACTGCGGTTGTAACTGAGATGCGCTTTGATACGTCGTCTTCTACACCGAAGATTACGTTTAAGCCGGTACGCTTCTTGGAGTCCAATGAGATCCAAACAGCTATTGAACAAGGTAAGTCAGACGCCGCTCAGAAGGCAATCACGATGACTGTTGCACAAGCCGATGGTATTCAGAAGCTAGCAGCGCCCGTACCACAAGCACCTGAAGCTAAAGTCGAAGCTGCACCTGTTGAAGCTGAGACTGAGCCAGTCAAAGTAACTAAGAAGAAAGATGAACCTGCTCCTAAGAAAGACCTTGGTTCAATCCTTTCCGATTGGGACGATGACGACAAATAAGGGGTTGCTATGCCAAAGGGCTACTTAAGTTCTTTTGTCAATGATGTCAAGACTGCAGATCAAAAGAAAATTGGTGTGCGTCTTGCTTTATGTTGCATCTCTAATGACATACCCGTAACTGATATAGCGGAGTATTTCGGGGTAACCCGTATGACTGTATACGCATGGTTTCGTGGTAAAAATAACGTCCCTGAGAAGCATCGTGAAAAAATGAAAAAGCTCGTTGACAAATTGAGTTAGCGTTGTAGCAGGAAGAGCTAGGTTAGCTACCGAAGAGGGTGATGCCGTCCACCCCTGCTCTATCCTTTTTAATGACGGACAAGGACGGCTATGTTAACGACGAATGAATTTCTGTCCGCAGTGCTGCCTCCAAGCGGTACGTACTGCGTGGTAGGACTAAAAAAAGATGAGAAGCCAAAACAAAAGTTTGTAGAGTCAATAGAAAAAGTAGAAGAGCTAGCCAAAGAATTAGTAGCAGTGCAATACGATGCGTACTTTGCACTCGCCTCATTTACGGATGTTGCCGAAGGGCGCACCTCGAAGAACGCTGCGCAATTTAAATCTTATTTTCTTGACCTAGACTGTGGACTTGGTAAACCGTATGCCGATCAAGCTGAAGGGCTGTCGGCACTTAAACAATTTCTTAAAACTACAGGGCTACCCAAGCCTACTATAGTTAACTCAGGGCGTGGGGTGCATGCGTATTGGGTACTGGATACGGCAGTTGAACGCGATGTATGGAAGCCGTTAGCAGAACGACTCAAAGCTCTGTGTGAAAAGCATAAGCTGCATGCTGATCCTGCAGTGACCGCCGACTCCGCTCGCATACTGCGTGTGCCCGGCACATTTAATTACAAGAACCCTGAGTCTCCGCTAAAAGTGCAAGTACTTGTTGTAGGTACGCCTATATCTAACAGTGTGTTCGAAGCACTCGAAGCACCAGAAGTTGATGTGTTTGCCGGTATGGGTGGGCAACCATTTGTTCCTAAGCAGATGGATCCCCTTACTCTTGCGTTGATGGGCAACAACCAGTCTAAGTTTAAAACCATACTCATCAAGAGCGTGGATAT